AATCGCATCACAGTTGTCACAGCACGCAAGTCTACCAGTGACGAGTTTATCGACTGGGGTATCAGCAACGGTGTCGATCACAGTGTGCTAGGTTTCGTGCGCGAGTTCCCGCAGGTGTTGCAAGGATTCGAGGACGTGAAGAACCCCGATGACAACCCGTACATCTTCCACCCCAAGCAGTCGCGTGCCGCGTTTATCACCCCGAGATCATTGGAGGCCGCGAGTGACGTGCTCAAGTTACGCGATCAGTATGACGATCACACCCTGACAGCTTTACTTATGGGTACTATCGGTGATCGTGGCGCTATGGATATGATGGCGTTTGTGAAGCTGGCCGACCAACTACCGAGCCTACAGTCTATCAAGGACGACCCGCTCAATGCCAAAGTACCCGAGTCAGCATCAGCCGTGTGCATGACAGTGTTCCGTGCTATGGGTGCGATGCAACGTGACTGGGTCGATGCGTGGGTGACGTACATGCAACGTCTCGACAAGGAGGCGCAAGGTCTGTTCGCCAATGGCATACGTGCTAACTCGTATGCGCACCGCGATGTTGTGATGCAGAGTAAGGAGTTCACCGCGTGGGCTATGCAGAACAACTACATGTTCGCAAGTGACAAGGTATAGGAGAGATACTATGTTGACTATAGGTAAACAACTTACTGCGGAGGAGCGACTGTCTAAAGCAGTCGTTGCCATCATGGGACACCCGAGATACACAGCACTAGCAGGTGTGTTGATGATCGGTGAGAAAACTATCGATGACGATGTACCGACAGCGTGTACCAATGGGCGTGATGTGAAGTACGGACGTGCATTCGTTGATGGACTGACCGATGCCGAATTGCGTGGGCTAGTACTGCACGAGGACGAGGGGCACAAGCTACACCGCCACCTTGAGATATGGAAGTGGATGTATGAGATTGATCCGCATCTAGCTAACTGCGCGTGTGACTACGTTATCAACATCAAGATCGTCGATGACAACAGGCAAGATGGGTTCGCTGAACTACCCGAGGGTGGGCTAGTCGATGAGCGGTTCCGTGGTATGGACAGCGCACAGGTGTTCAACATCCTACGCAAGGAGCAGGACGAGCAGTCGCAAGACGATCAGGGTGGTGACTCACAGGATGACGAGTCAGGGGGTGATGGTGAACCTTCCAGCTCTCCCGGTGGTGGTAGCGCAGGACTTGACGAGCATGACTGGGAGGGTGCGCAGTCTCTATCCGACGAGGACAAGCGTGAGTTGGCGCGTGACATTGACGAGGCTATACGTCAGGGTGCTATGGCCGCAGGTAAGATGGGTGGTACAGGCAACCGCGATCTCGACGAGTTACTACAGCCACAGATTGATTGGCGTGAGGTGTTGCGTGAGTTCATACAGAACACGTGTGCAGGTAGCGACTACTCTACATACGCTCGACCCAATCGCAGGTTGATGAGTCAGGGTATCATCATGCCTAGCGGTATCAGTGAGCAGGTAGGTGAGTTGGTCATTGCCATTGACACGTCAGGCTCTGTCGGACAACGAGAGTTGACAGCGTTCCTGTCTGAGGTCAAGGGTGTATGCGACACAGTCAAACCTGACAAGCTACGCCTACTGTACTGGGGTAGCAGTGTTGTGGGTGACGAGGCATACGGCATGCACGAGTTAGACAATCTGGTCAAGTCTACCAAGCCTATGGGTGGTGGTGGTACCGATGTCAACTGTGTCACGCAGTACATGGCCGACGAGGGTATCAAGCCTCAAGCGTGTATCGTTCTGACCGATGGCTACTTGTACTCTGGATGGGGTGATTGGACTTGTCCCGTACTCTGGGCGATACTGGACAACAAGAGCGCAGTGCCCGATGAGGGTAAGGCAGTACACATCAAGTCGAGGGATATGCTATGACAGCAAGGTTGATAAAGTTTATGGGTTCGCACCCTGAGTTAACAACAGGACACATGTACTCCGCGAGGGACTACGCGAAGGTTGCGAACATCAAACCAAATGCTATGTCTACTAGGCTACACAGGGTGTTGGAGGTGCATGACTCGCATCTGCGCCCTATGTACCAGAACTATGACTACGAGGGCAAGGCTATCAACAGGTCAGCAGATCGCCCGTTGAAGAGTTCTTTCGAGACACATGCAGAGAAGTTATCAGGTGAATGGTTAAACAGGAGATTGATATGAGCGATAACAATTACAGGCAAGCCCCGAAAGATTGCCTCCGGCATACTGCGGAGGAGATGCGTATGGAGTGGGCAGAGGCTGTCAACACTGTGGACGAGGCGTTGGAGTTCTACTATGAACACGTCAGAGATACACCAGTGGACAGTGACTATGACCGCAATGACGTGGGGACAGTGCAACGTGCGTGGCAACGCGTACAACAGGGGTAAGGTATGGACGATAAAGAGAAAGAAGACTACGGGTATAGAGCACTCGCACTATGTGTACTTGTTGCATACCTAGTAGTAAATCAAATGGTAACTAACTAAAAGTTATAACACGTGTTATAACAAAACAACTCGGAGCAATATTATGGCTATGTATAATTATGGGCTAGACAGTTTCACGCACGTGGAACATTTGTATAACAACACCAAACCAATCAGGGGTACTAACATAGTGCCTATCGGGGATCGCAGACGTAAGTGGGAGTGCATCATTAAGTTGTCTCCACACCAATACTTGTTATCAGATCGCGGGGAGCATCAACAGCCCGGCACTGCCGCAGTGATCTGGGTTCGCAATGCCGATGGCACTGACACAGTACAATTCCGTAACGAGACGGGTGACTACGCACACAATGGCAGGTACTCGTTCCTTGAGCGGTGTATGCCTCTGGGCATGAGATTCGTTGTGGATAGCGGCAAGCAGTACATACATTATGTCACGAGCCGCTACTACCTACCCAAGGATCTTGATAAGCCTGTGGTGTTTACCACCAGTAAACAGAATCCAGTCGCAGGGCACCGACACAACGGGGCATGGACATTGACTAGCGATCCGCACCCTGTACCTGTCATACGAGTACGTGTTAACAAGGAAGCCAAGGCACCGTACAAGAAAGCTATCGACGAGTACTTGCACTGGGCGTGGACTATGACCCCGATACTTGAGGGCACTATGGACTGGGAGTCAAACCGCGAGGCAACGCGGGGCGCTAATGCAGTCAAGGGTTACACGTTTAGAGACATGCTAATGGACGATCAACACGAGCAACGTACCACTATGGTACACGCGTTCCTGTGTGAGTTAGCAGATAGCATGGGTAACAGATACTGGTCTGGGTTTTCTGACAAAAACGTCAGCCTGACAAGTGACCCTAAGAAGTTCCGCACCAAGTTCAACGCGTGGATCAACTACTATGGCGAGTTCAATGAGTCGTTTGAAGAATACAGAGAGGTGAAATAACATGGCTGAATCACATTATTCGTACAACGAGGAGGGGAAGTACTGTTTATATACAGTTGCTGACGTACAGAAGATTGCCCTGCCTTCACCCGTAGGTAACGCGACAAACCGTTACGAGTTGAATTGGTTTATCAATGAGATAAAGAAAGCCTTCAGAGGTTGTGAGGTACGCCCTGACAACGAGGACAATAGTCGAGACATGGTGTATCACGTTTACTACCCCGAGGACGAATACACTATGGGTTGGATAGACGTGGGGTTCTGTCATACCAACGAGAAGATGGTGTACCGTGTGTACAGTAGAGACATAACCAATAACAAGCACAGCAACTACTCTTCGGAGTTCCGCACAAAGATCACTGCCCTACAGGGACAGGCCAAGCAGAACGCAAAGAAGTACTTGCGCAGATGTACGCACAGCGAGGTAGTGCTTGCCAGCAGGACTAAGTGTAGGAGTGCATTAATGCACGCGGTAGATGATACTGAAACTAAGCATGGCACTGCGTGGACGCGACTGCTCGGTGCGAGGTGGGACAAGACAAATGAACAAGTGGCCACTCCAATACTCAATGAGATGTACATGCTGTTGGACTCTGGACATGAGTTCTTAGATAAGACTGTGCCAGATAACCTAACGTCTCTACGTGTGGCCAAGGAGGTGAGGGATCAATCCAAGGCTGACGCAGAGATGCCTATGTATGCTGTACGAGTATACGAGAGGTTAGGCAAGCAAGCGTTCGATGTGTGTCCCGTGGGGGATATGCACAATATGGAGAGGACTAGGCTGTTGGAGTTTGATACTTATTATGATGTCTTACCCGATGGCGTGCTGGGTAAGCTGTCTACTCTATCTATATGTGGGGTGGGAGACTACATACCGCAGGTTGGGTATCGCCACAGTGAGGCTCTGTTCTATGTCACACAGTGATACAATATGGGACGATCCGACAGAGATGCCTAACGCTTACCGCGTTTCTACGCTGGGATACACTAACAGTATCGAGGTAACGTGTTTAGGTATGAATTGTGTTGACTCGGAGTGTGAGGGGTTATATGATCTGGATGAAGATGTACCGGAGTGGCTTGAAGAAAGGCTCTCGGTGCTGATGATGTGTGACCCTACACCGCCCACCGAACCTGTAGAGGGTATTGGTAGGCGTATCGACGAGCACACGTTTTGGGTATTTAAATAACAGAGGGACTGATACCAGTTCTCGACGAAAAGGAGAGGGTTATGGCGATGACGCCAGAAGGGAAGGTTAAGAAGAAGATCGTTGAGCAACTGAAAGCGTTAGGGTGCTACTACTTTTTCCCTGCTACTGGGGGATACGGTAAGAGCGGAGTGCCTGACATAGTAGGTTGTTACAACGGAAAGTTCTTTGGGATCGAATGTAAAGCGGGTAAGAACACACCAACAGCTTTACAGGAGAAGAATCTCAGAGAGATAAGCGAAGCGTACGGAATCGCGTACGTAGTTAATGAAGACAACATGAACGATATTAAACAAATCCTCGGAGGATAGTATGAGTATTAATGACGCAACACCAGCCGATTGGGATAGGCTACGTGGACTCGGCCCTGCCCTAGAAAAGACTGGGCTAGAGCATTGGGGCACGGCTATAGCCGACACGTCCGATGATATGGTCAACCACCCCAATCACTATACCTATGGCAATATCGAATGTATTGAGGGTATAGAAGCAAGCATGACTGCCGAAGCATTCCAAGGGTACTGCAAGGGTGCCTGTCTGAAATACCTTTGGAGGTACGAGCGAAAGGGCAAGCCGTTAGAGGACTTGCAGAAAGCGCAGTGGTACCTAAACAAGTTAATAGAGGTTATGGACTATGAGTAAGGGTAGCCGTCAGCGCCCTACTGCGCAGATGTTCTGGGAAAACTGGGACAAGGTGTTTGGGGATAAGGAAGCCCCCAAGCATATCACCGAAGCCGAACACAAGGCAGACATGGAAGTAGTGGACATAGAGGAGGATGAAGATGGACTTGATAACGGTTGACTTTGAAACGTATTATGACAAGGACTTCTCTCTCCGTAAGATGACAACAGAAGCCTACATACGTGATCCTCGTTTTGAGGTAGTGGGTGTAGGTGTAAAGGTAAATAACAATGCTACAGAATGGGCTAGTGGTACGCACGAAGAACTTAAAGAATACTTACATACATTCGATTGGGGTTCATCTGTACTACTATGTCATAACACTTTGTTTGATGGCGCTATTCTTAGTTGGTTATTTGACGTTCATCCTCGCGTTCTTACTGACACCCTTTGTATTGCTCGTGCTCTTCACGGTGTTGAAGTTGGCGGCTCTCTCCATGCGCTTACGCAGAGATACGGCCTCGGCGCTAAAGGGACGGAAGTACTAGATGCTATAGGTAAGCGTAGACTGGACTTCACTGATGCGGAGTTAGACAAGTACGGCGACTACTGCATCAATGACGTGGAGTTAACCTATAAGCTGTTTAATGTTATGGGCAGAGGGTTCCCCAAGGGGGAGTTACGCCTTATAGACTGTACGCTACGCATGTTCGTGGAGCCTGTACTGGAGTTGGACTTAGGACTACTTGAGCAACACTTGGAAGACACCAAGCAGATAAAGGAAGACTTGATAACGTCTTCTGGTGTTACAAAGAAAGAACTTATGAGTAATCCTAAGTTTGCCGAATTGCTTGAGGGGCTAGGTGTCATACCCCCTACAAAGATAAGTCTTACCACTAACAAAGAGACGTTCGCGTTCGCTAAGAATGACGAGCAGTTCAAGGCATTGGAGAACCACTCTGACCCTAGAGTGCAAGCACTCGTAACTGCTAGGCTAGGCACCAAGAGTACGCTTGAGGAATCACGTACTGAGAGGTTTATAGGTATAGCTAAACGCGGACTTCTCCCGGTACCTGTAAGATACTACGCGGCACACACTGGTAGGTGGGGTGGCGATGACAAGATCAACATCCAGAATCTACCTAGCCGTGGTGTGAATGGTAAGAAGTTAAAGAACAGTATGCTTGCCCCCGAAGGGTACATGATGGTTGACTGTGACTCGTCGCAGATCGAAGCGCGTGTACTGGCGTGGCTTGCAGGGCAAGATGATTTAGTCCAAGCGTTTACCGATAAGGAAGACGTGTATATAAAGATGGCGTCTAAGATATACAACATACCAGAAGAAGCGGTCACGAAAGACCAACGCTTTGTAGGTAAGACTACTATCTTGGGCGCAGGATATGGCATGGGTGCGGTACGCTTTGCAGACCAGCTACAGTCGTTTGGTACTAACATGGACGTAGAGGAAGCACGCAGGGTAATCCGAATCTACCGAGACGCTAACTGGAAGATAAACACGTTATGGCGTGACTGTCAGAACATGCTGGTTGAGATGTCGCGTGGTAACTCGGGTAGCCTCGGCCCCAATGGGATAGTTAAGTACGGGGCTGACGGGCGTAATGGTTGGATACTACTACCGTCTGGACTCAAGATGCGGTATGACGACTTACAGTACGAGCAGGGTGAGCGTGGGCCGGAGTTTAAGTATAAGACTCGGCGCGGGTACACTAGGATATATGGCGGTAAGGTCACAGAGAATATATGCCAAGCGATAGCTAGATGTATCATTGGCGATCAGATGTTAGCGATTGCTAAAAGGTATAAGGTCGCTTTGACTGTACATGATTCCGTGGTATGTTGTGTACCAGAGGATGAACTTAAAGAAGCTACACGTTACATTGAAGAGTGTATGAGTAGCACCGCACCTTGGGCGGAAGGCTTGCCCATCACGTGCGAATCAGATAACGGTAAATCATACGGAGAAGCGGCAGGATGAGTGATATAGAAAAAGCAATGAAAGAAGCCCACGCGTTCGCGGACAGGGAACTAAAGAAAGCACGTAGCAGTGTGTCTGAATTACGCACTAAGGTTGTAGAGTACGCCCTTGGTACTGTAGAAATTAGTAGGGTACATGCGGTAGGTGTTGCATTTGTGTTGATTATACTAGGAGCATGGTTTGGGTAACGTAACAGATATTAACGAGTTTAAGCGTGCCAAAGAAGTAACCTCTAATTTCCCCGAAACTGACGGAGATTACCTGACTATAATAGTAGGAGAAACAAAAGAGGGGGAAGAGATAATACTTATAGAGCAGTGCGAGATGGAAGGTACTGTGGAGCACAAGAATACTATATGTATGGATAAGGATATGTTGCACACGTTGATAGCTGAGTTAGTAGTGGCCGCAGGTATTATAGAGGGTAAAGAATCGGAATGAGTATAACCCCGTGGTCGTTCTCAAAGATTAAGTCGTTCGAGCAGTGCCCTAAGAAGTTCTACCACCTCAAGGTGGCAAAGGACTACAGGGAGCCAGAGACAGAGGCCATGCTATATGGCACTGCCGTACACCTTGCCGCAGAGGAATACATTAGGGATGGCACTCCGCTACCCGAAAAGTACAACTACTGTAAAGACGTACTTGATGTACTGAATGGCATAGAAGGTGAGAAGCTGTGCGAGTTGGAGATGGGGCTTACTGAGAACCTAGAGCCGTGCGGGTTCCGAGATGACAACGTGTGGTGGCGTGGTATTGCCGATTTAGTTATCCTAAACAAACGCACCAAAACAGCTTATGTGGTAGACTACAAGACAAGTAAAAATACTAGGTACGCTGATAAAGGCCAGTTAGAACTGATGGCTATGAGCATGTTCAAGATGTACCCCAAGCTAGAGAAAGTGAAGGGCGGCCTATTATTTGTAGTGTGTGGTGAGTTAATAAAGGAAGACTACTCCAAGCCGGATGAGCCTAGGCTATGGGAGAAGTGGTTATCAGACTACAGCCGCATGGAACAAGCATTTGAAAATGATGTGTGGAATGCCCACCAAAGTGGATTATGTCGTAGGCACTGTATTGTTACCGAGTGCGTACACAATGGGAGAAACTAATGCGTAAGAAAAGAAAGAAGCAGGTCAATGCCCCTGTCGGCAGTAAAGCGTTCGAGGCTAGGATGGAGCGACAGCGTGCCAGACGTGCTATGGATAAGAAAGGTAAAGACGCCAACGGTAACGGCAAGGCTGACAAACGTGAAGGTAAAGACGTTAGTCACAAGAAGGCACTGAGCAAAGGTGGCACTAATAAGGACGGTGTTACAGTAGAGGATCGCTCAAAGAACCGTAGCCGCAACTATAAAAAGAAAGGCAGTAGAAAGCCTAAGTAAAGAACTCCCTATTGGTATGGGTTGACGCGTGCTTGATGCGTCGTTAAATGATGTTGTGTCCTTTCCTTGGGACACCTATTGCGCCTCCGTGGTAGGTACGCGACATAAAATCGAGTAGTCCGAAGGGGGGCGCGTTTAAGCATTTCGCGCTCCGATCATAAGTAGACCTAGCCCTATCTATGGACGAAGCAGGGCCATTAAACTTTTTCGCGTGACGTGGACACCCACTTCATGCTATTTCGTATCGGAGCGATAAATGAAGATAGTAGATGATAAGGCGTTATTACTTACGCTACGTAACCCCGCAAAGGTTACATCGGTTATACCAAAGAGCAGGGAGTTAGCAAACAACCAAGTACTTGTTAACTGGGGATTAGAAGAGACACAGGTACTGCGCAACATGAATATCAATGCGCCATCCCCAATAGAATCTAAGTACGATTGGACAGGTAAGTACACTCCGTTCGATCACCAGAAGACTACAGCTAGTTTTTTCACGTTGAACCGCAAGGCTTTCTGCTTTAACGAGCAGGGTACAGGTAAGACCGCCAGTGCTATATGGGCATCAGACTACCTGATGAAGCAGGGGGTGATACGTCGAGTGTTGGTGGTCTGCCCCCTATCTATTATGGATTCTGCGTGGCGTAACGACCTATTCAGTTTTGCTATGCACCGCAAGGTAGACGTGGCGTATGGGGCAAAAGCTAAACGCGCCAAGATAATCGAGGGCGATGCTGAGTACGTGATAATAAATTATGACGGAGTGGAGATCGTAGCAGACGCCGTGGCTAACGGAGGGTTTGACCTCATAATCGTTGACGAGGCTACGCACTACAAGAACCCACAAACAAAACGATGGAAGACCATGAACAAGTTAGTGGGGCCAAGTACGTGGTTGTGGATGATGACAGGTACTCCCGCCGCGCAAAGCCCTACCGATGCGTACGGTATAGCCAAACTCGTTAACCCCAATGGCGTGCCTAGGTTCTTTGGGTCGTTCCGCGACCAAGTAATGCGTAAGGTAACAAACTTTAAGTGGGTGCCGAAGGAAGATGCTACCAACACAGTGCATAGGGTACTGCAACCTGCCATACGGTTCACCAAGGAAGAGTGCCTAGACTTACCTGACATGGTGTACACCAAGAGAGAAGTGCCTTTGACTAGGCAACAGACTAAGTACTATAAAGAATTAAAGAATAAGATGGTAATGCAGGCGGCAGGAGAACAGATAAGCGCCGCCAATGCCGCAGTTAACATGAACAAGTTATTACAAATATCCGCAGGTGCGGTATACACCGACGATGGGGACTCTCTTGAGTTTGATATATCCCCACGCTACAAGGTACTCCGAGAAGTAATAGATGAGTCTAGTAAGAAGGTGTTGGTGTTCGTACCGTTCAAGCATACGATTGACCTACTGACTAATAAGTTACGTGATGATGGTATATCTACGGAAATAATACGGGGAGACGTGAGTGCCGGTAAGCGTACGGAGATATTCAAACGGTTCCAAGAAGCTGATGATCCCCGAGTGTTGGTCATACAACCTCAGTCAGCGGCGCACGGTGTAACACTAACTGCGGCAAACACGGTGGTATGGTGGGCACCGACAAGTTCCTTGGAAACCTACGCACAGGCTAACGCTCGTGTACACAGATCAGGACAAGATCACAAATGTACCGTTGTGCAGCTCCAAGGTTCGCACGCAGAGAAACGTGTTTACGCACTGCTTGACAATAGAATAGACATTCACACAAAAATGATAGACCTTTACAAAGAAATACTTGACTAGCTAACAATAAGGCAATAAAGTGTACGTCCCGTTAGTAAAGGAGCGTATAATGAGTGAAGTAAAGTCTACCGCTGAACAGTTAACTAAGGTTTATCTCAAGATCAAAGATAAGCGTTCAGAACTATCGGCGGCGTTTAAAGAAGAAGACGGCAAACTGACTGAGCAGATGGACAAGGTAAAGAAAGCCTTGTTGGAATACTGCAAGGAGCAGGGCGTCGATAGTGTAAAGACTTCAGCAGGATTGTTTTATAGGTCTGCCAAGACTAGGTATTGGACTAGTGATTGGAGCAACATGCACGAGTTTGTTTTGGAGCATGAGGCACCCGAGTTACTTGATAAGCGACTCAACCAGACGAACATGAAGCAGTTTCTAGAAGAGAACCCCGACCTTGTACCTAAAGGTCTTAACGTAGACTCAGAATATGTAGTCTCAGTAAGGAGAAAATAATGGCGGCATTTGTACCAGTCGAAGATGTAGCGAAGCACTTTGCAGTGTCTATCTCTACTGTACGTGCATGGATACGCACTAATAAAATCCCAAGCGATACCTATATAAAGGTAGGCTCTACTTATCGGTTTAAGTTGCCGGAGTTAGAAGCCGAACTTTTGGGTAAGCCTGCGGTAGTTGTAGATGAAGCACCCCAAGGCGACATGATGTATGAGCAGTTAGAGTTAGACTTGGATGAAGACGCCTGATGAGTGGTAACGGGCTACGCCGAATCAGCATACGTGGTGGCAAGTTTCACGTTATAGCTGACGGCGAAGAAGTTACTAGGGACTTAGGCTATATGGATGTGGTGATAGTAAATGCCGCACCAGTATCTCGCGCTTACTATGGCGATGCGTATGACCCCAATAGGGTTGCGGTACCAACGTGTTGGTCTTCTGACACACAGGTACCTTCAGTAGATGTACCCCAAGAGCAACGGCAAGCAATGCGTTGTATGGACTGCCCCCAAAATATAAGAGGTTCAGGTCAGTATGGGGGTAGGGCTTGTCGGTTCTCTCAACGACTAGCAGTTGTATTTGGGGATAACCCCGAAGAGGTGTATCAGTTACAGATACCTGCCACGTCTATATTCGGCAGTACCAATAGCGGAGACATGGGTATGCAAAACTATGCTCGGTTACTCGCTAAACATGACACACCTGTAGTTACTATCACCACCAAGATTTACTTTGATGAGGGTAGTACAGTACCAAAACTTTGCTTTAAGCCGGTAGACCGCTTAGACGAAGACACACTTGAGAGGGTTTCGGCCATGATTGACCACGAAGATACTATTCGGGCGATCACTATGTCTATCCCTATAACAAGTGAACCTGTGTCTCCGTTCAGTGCGGTGGAAGGTTTCGAGTTAAATGCAAACTAATTAATTAGGATTTATCAGATGGCTACAAATAATCAATATGTAATCTCAAACGTCGAAGCCCTATGGCCTCGTATCAATAAGACTTACAAGTTCGATAACGCAGAGAACCGCACTGTACCGTGTGACGCGTTTGACGAAGGCGCTAAGTATGAAACCCGCTTCCGTATGACTAAAGACCAAGCCAAGGCTCTGTTCGTGGAAATGGTTAAAGCGTATGAAGCCAAGAAAGAAAAGGGCTGGCCTGAGAAGTTCGACATGCCCTTTAAGAAAGAAGAAGATGGCACTTACACGCACAAAGCATCACTGAAAGGGGCGTACGGTAAAGACGCTACGTTTAAACCTGTACAGTACGATGCAAAAAGCGTTAAACTACCAGACGACTTCATGCTTACCACAGGTAGCACAGTCAATGTAGCAGTTACGTTTACTCCGTACAACATGCGCGAAGCAGGTGTATCTCTACGACTACGTGCAGTACAGGTTATCAAGTACGTACCTATGGAAGCCGCATCACCGTTCGGTGCTGTAGAGGGAGGGTTCCAGTTCTCTGCGGAAGAAAATCCGTTTGAAATAGCTGAAGCCCCCGCTAAAGCCCCTGCGGAAGCAGTAACTGATGAGTTGTTTGGGGATGATGAACCCGCAAAAGTCGAGGAGCCTAAGAAGGTAGTTAAGAAGAAGGCACCCGCACCAAAAGCATCTGACGATGCACTGGCTGATATAGTAGCCGACTGGGACGACTAGTCCCTGCAAGACTGAACTGTAGCTAGGACATATTCCGAAAAGGGCGTGCAAGCGCCCCTGCTACAATACCTCTCGGATTTAGGTATTTATTATGCAAGTAGAAGACTTTTTAAGAAGGGTACTGGGGGAAGATGGGCACTACTGCCTATTCTCTTTCCGTACAAAAGATGACAGGAGGGTACAGAAGTTTTACACCTCCGTAGGGGATATGGCTGATGCCGCACGTGACCTAGATAGCAAAGGATATGATTCTTATTTTGCACTTAGTACATTTAAAGAACCAAACTCACGTAAAGTAGGCAACGTACACCAACTCAAGTCTTTCTTTTTAGACCTCGACTGCGGGGCTACCAAAGACTATCCAGATCAAGATAAAGCCCTTGTAGCATTACAGGGGTTCTGTAAGACGTTATCACTACCCAAACCTAAACTGGTTAACTCTGGCCGTGGCGTTCACGCATACTGGTTCCTTTCGGAGTCGATAGGGCTGGACGACTGGCTACCTGTAGCAGAACGTCTAAAGAAGTTATGTGCTGAACACGGACTACTGGCTGACCCCGCTGTCACCGCCGATGCCGCTAGGGTACTGCGTGTACCTACTACGCACAACTACAAGACCGATCCACCATCACCTGTAGAGTTCTTTGGAGATGACCATCCTGA